TACCACTCACTAAGTTCTGCATGTGCCGTATTGTTTGCCCATGTTCCGTCTGGTGATTGATATACAACTTCACCGTCTTTAAAGTTGCCGACACCAGATAGTTCAACATTTAGCTTTAGTGTATAACTGTTTTCTTCCTCGATCTGATCAATTTCCTTAACACCAGTATCAATAGCATCTTCGGAGAAGCGGAATAGTTCGCAGCGCATTTCGTAAATGTATGGCTCTCTATTACCAAGAGAGTAGAACATTAGCTTCTTTTCAATGAACTTGATTTCAAACATACGATGCATTAGCGGAACATAAATTAGGTCACCTTCTTGTGGTCTGACACGCAATACGGTTGGAAGACCACGAGCAAATGAACGTCGAGAGATAACAAAGTTTGAGGTATCTCTGATCTCTAAACCAAACTTGGAGAAGAAGTCACCATCACCTTCGAAGCCTTCGACGTTGGCTAGGTATGCTTCAATTGAATATGCTTTCTCGAATTTGCTCTTGGCATACTCACCAAAGATCATATCACCTTCATCAAAGGACTCTCTGGGAATGTAATAGACTTGATGACCCATGATCTCAATGGATTCGACAATAACATCTTCCATGAGGTGATGCTCATTGTTAAAGCGGTTCTTTCCAGGAAAGTTGTTAAAGTAGCGATTGATTGCCATTAGCCTACCAAGAATCCTGGAGGTGCTTCATATGTCTGACGAATTTCGTTTTCGATCTTTTCAATATCAGAAACGGCTTCATTATAGATATCAACACCACGCATAGTGATACCACCTGGTAGCTGCATCTTATCAAACTTGGACATGTTGGTGCCCCACTGTTTCTTGACATATGCTGTGGTTAGCTTCTTAAGCATACGGTCATTCCATACTCTAGTGTATGTGTCAGGATCGGTAACAACAAAGCCTTCTACAATGACATACTCACCAGCTTCAATATCTGTTTCCCAGTCCATATCGATATAGAGTTTGTCGGTTAGTCGATTAAAACGAATAGGAGTCTCACCGGTGAACAATAGATCAAGTGTAGCTAGATGCTGCATGGTGAGAGAGTAATTGACATATGAGGTGGATGATAGATCCCATAGATCGTTTAGGCGTAGCTGATAGCGTAGGTCAAACATGTTCATAGCCATGTTACCTTGACCAATCTTGAATATTCTGGTGGCACCGATTAGATTTTCTGATACCGAGATATACTTGTTAGTGATATCCTGTGTGGTCATCTGGTGCTTGACATAGGTACGCTCGGTACCATTGAAGTGAAACTCGTTCCAATACTCAAATGCCAGTTCAACGGCGTCATTGACCTGCTCATCATCCACGTTAATCTGGATGACAGGGTAGCCTAACTGTCTTAGGCAAAAATCTTTTAGTTCTTCTTTGTTAGCAGGTTTGTTAAGTGACATTTCGTTACCTTATGTTTTGAGTATTTATCTTACATCTGGTAAGTATGAACCATACAGATTTGTTCCGTCACAAATGAATGAGAATATATCTTTTCTGTTGGCGGTTGTGGTCAATACAGGTGCTACACCGGCTGGCCACTTGAATACAGGACTCCAGGTTAGGGTTCTACCACCGGTACCGTCTTGATTGACATGTAGAATAAGAGTACCAACTTTGAGATTGCTTGGTGTGTCCATATATCTGTTATCACCTAAGGTGACATAAGCAACTGCCGCTGTGGACATATCCCATGAGATATTGGCGGCATCGGTCAAAGTCTGTGATACAACACTAACGGTGCCTGGATTGATGTTACCGGACAATGAAATGTTATTGATTGTTATTGAACCGCTGGCAATACTATTAGCGGAATCATAAGAGGTATTGACCAGTGTGTATAGTGTATTTACTCTATTACCGTCAGGAATCACGACCATGTGATTGGCTGTGTTCATGCGGAAGTATTCGGCCGATATGATATGATTGTCTCTAATCGTCACTGTATTGGTGCCGATTAGCAGGTTACCAGTAACTCTTAGGTTGCCATTGAATACTGCATTACTAACGTTAGGCAGAGCATTGTTAGCGGTATTGTATGCGGCATTTGCTGTGTCATAGGCAGAACCGTAATATCCACTAACCACATTAGCAATGAATGTGTTGGTGGTCCATCTGGTGTTAGCAGCATCATATACATACTGCGCCCCTGTTGAGGCGTAAACGTATATCTGCTTATCTACTGGTGATGACGGAAAATTTAATGGCATAGTATCCTATTTATATTACGGTTTAACAGGCCAATTTACACTGGTCAAATCTAATCTACCAGCTTCATCCAGAGTAGGTGTAGAATTTTGTGGCAAATCTCTTAGAGCCTGTCTATAATCTTTCTGTTCTTGTGTCATAACTCTATCAGACATAGCCCACCAATCCGTTTCTGCTAATCTCTTATCTCTTTCACGACGAAGTAACTTTTGAGGCTCGGCTGCATTAAGTTCTTCAACCTTTGCTAGTAGTTCCGCCTCGGTAGGTTGTGTAATGACTTTATCTTGCCAATCAATATTTTCATATTTTGTGGCATCTCCTCTAACTACCCATAAGGCATTTGGTACAACTAATGGTAGTGCATGTGTAAAATCGTATTTCATTTTTTCCTCTTAGGCAATTGCAATAACTGATAAATGTGGCATACAGAACTGGTTACCACCAGTACCATCCCAATATGTTGTTCCATGTAGGTACATTCTGTCACTAGCACCATACGCTCTCCATTGCATCTTCATGATCTTTGCGGTGGTCCATGTTGCTTGACGACCAGTATTAGTATTACCTACTCCACCAATATTTATCGTCCATTCAAATGGCGTTCTATTTTCATGATAGTAGGCGGAACGAGAATGTCTGGCCCATAGTACCTCGGTACCATCGATAAAAAACTTGTTGTGTGTAATAGCATGAGCATCCAGCCAGTATGCCGACCATTCAAAACGGTAAACAACCTTTGTTGTTCCTGTTGGTGGTGTATAAGATATGGATGATCCAGTCATATCAGCATAGGCGTATGATGTATCGGCTTGCTGTCCTGTTACGTTAGGCCATGTATATGTGGTACCATTGTAACCGGTGATAGTTGAACCATCACATGGACTGGAAAGATACTCAATAACCTGACCGGGCCTTTGTGGATAACCATTAGAAAAATGAGTTGCACCACTTGTTCCTTGAATAGTATCTGCTTTGATAATGCTAACCATTATATCCTCTATGCTACCGCAATAATCGTAAGTGTCGGTATGTTAAATGAAGCGGCATATGAACCACTGGTAGCATCCCAATAACGAGTGCTATGCAACTGCTGGTAATTAGAACCACCATATGTGCGCCACTTTAAATTCATTGTCTTACTACCTGTCCACGAGTCAACACGACCTGTATTGAAGTTTGTGGTGCCACCGATATTTATTGTCCACTCAAACGTTGATCTTTCCTCAGGATACTGTGCTGAACGTGAATGTCTTGCGTAAACCACTTCATTCTGATCGACATAAAATCTATAGTGTGTAATATCATGAGTTGTGACACTATATCGACTAAACTGAAACCTATAGACCACTCTACTGGTGCCAGGTGGTGGTGTGTAGCTTACGGCTGATCCATAAATGGTTTCATATGTATAAGTGTTAACCTGTATCTTTTCACATACATCGGTTGTAAATTCATTGTAACCTTTTAAAGCTGAACCGTCACATACGGTTGTCAAATATTCAATGATCTGACCAGGTCTTTTTGGATAGCCCTTGTCATATAAATCTGTACCAGCACTGGACTGTATTTTATCGACTGTTAGACCCATTAGCCAGCAATCTCCATAACTGTAATAGAACTGGTGCCTCTTTCGTAACCACCAGAGGTAGTACCGTTAACACAACGATTGATATACATTGTTCCACCAGTGGTTGATGTAAAGGTAAGCTGATAAGTCAATGCCGACGTTGACGCCGGTGCATCCCAGCAATCAAAGAATCCGTGTTCCGCAGTAGAATCATTATCACTCGCATAATGCGAGATAGATGGCATATGAATACCGATTGTCGATGAGCCCAGTTGTGGTGGTAATCCAATCAATGTGCTATTCCTTTTAATACCAAAAACAGATTGCCATGTCATATCTGATGTTGGATTAAGTTCTCCTGTCCATCTTGCCCGGATGTATATTGTGCTATTCACGCTTTTAGGTGTGATCGTTACAGCAACACCAGTAACATCGGTATATGTATTATAAGATGCTGGTATCGATACAGATGTTGGTGTTGTATAAGTGGTATTGACAAACTGTAAAACATGACCAGGAACATAGAGGTCACCACCAGATATTGATATGGATGAACCCACAGCCGCAATCGTGTTTACAGAAAGTAAGCTGGCCATTATCCAGCAATTTCCATAAGAGTGATAGAACTGGTACCTCTTTCATAACCACCAGAGGTAGTACCGTTAACACATCGGTTAACGTATATGGTTCCACCTGTAGATGTCGCCATTGATAGCTGATATGTCAATGTAGAGGTCGTCGCTGGTGTGTCCCATACATCAAAGAAAATGTGTTCAGCGGTACTATCGTTATCACCTGCATAGTATGATAGTGAAGGCATATGAGTGCCAACAGGTAGTGATCCAGGCTGAGGAGCGATATTTACAGGTGTTCCGTTTCTTCTAACAAACCAAACAGAATCCCATGACATGCCGTTAACAGGAGACAACTCACCTGTCCATCTTGCAGTAATGTAAATCTTACTGCTGGCGCTTTTAGGTGTGATTGACGCAGAAACGCCAGGAATATCTGTATATGATGTATATGGTGATGATACGTTAACACCAACCGATGTTGGTTGTGAATAATATGTGTTGACTACCTGCACGATATGACCAGTGATATAAACACTGTTATTACTTGGAACAGTGATTAGTGATCCGGTTCTTGGTTGTATCTGATCAACTTTAATTACACTGGCCATTAAACAGCAATCTCCCAAAGAGTTCCGATACTCACACCGTTTTCATATGACGTTGTGCCTGTGGAACCTGCGGTTCTATTCATACACCATGAATAACTACCGGCACTAATGATACCTGGTGCATAGGTCACAGTTGATGTTGTGGCTGGATAATCATAATACATAAATGTTCTTGTATCAGGAGTTGAGTTATAATCTGTTTCATATCCGATAGCCATTGAAATACCTGACCAGCTTTGGTTACCTTGAACCGTATTATATCCTGCATATGTACCAGTAATAAGTGACCCATTTTTATACATTCTATACATGTATTCGTGGGTGCTGGTGCCTTCACCAAACATCATGAACATGCAAAGGATCATGCTGGTTGATTTCTTAGGTGTAATAGAGACACGCATATCGGTCATTTCCACACCACTTGTGTTTGTGGCATATACAACCGCAGTATCAACTCGTATCGTCTTAACTTGTAATACATGACCGGGAGCAACCAGATTATGACCTGCTGGAACAGTGATGATGTTACCACCTCCTGATGATCCTTCAATCTGATCTACAATGATTCTGCTTGTCATACGATTACCCACTCTCCTGCGATGTTGACTGTAACACCATCAGCGACGGTGATAGGACCGATACTCATTTCATTATAGGTTGTGCTAATGGTATAGTTAGAAGCCACTACAGGAATGTTTCTAAAGTTAGGAACAGCAGCCAGTGTAACGGTGCTTGATGTATTGATAGCGCCGTCAACGTCCAATTTAGATGTAGGTGAAGTGGTGCCAATACCTACATTACCAGTTGATATTATATTTCTAACTGTAAGAGTGTTTGCTACCTTATTATAAACCAAACCAGGTGAACCATTAGAAACTCCAGCATCATTGAACATCACCTGTGTGTTAGATGATGTGTCAGATAATTTTGATGTGAGAACAGTAAGCCAAGCACCAACGGAGGCATTGTAGTAATAGACAATGCCGTTGAGTGTATATTGCTGTTGGTCTACCGGATTAGCTGGAAAGTCTAAGGCCGCCATTTAGTTTCCTTATTAGGTTACTGGAGTATTTGTCAATGCTTCTTCGTTACGTTGTGCTGCGGTCTTGACCCAACCGTTGGCAAATGCAGCGGCGACGATTTCATCCTTTGATCCTGGAATACCAAGACCTTGTTCTAAGAACTTTGCGACTGCAATCTGGACGATTTCGTCAATAGCAATACGGGCTCTTTCATGAGCGGCATTCTGAATCCAATCATTAACGTCGGCAGCGGCATACTCCATTGCCTTGTTTTCTGTTTCTGTATAGTTCACTGTGTAAGTTGTCATCTTTGTTTCCTTTTTAACCTAATAGATAAATCATTGCATAGTTTCTTACGTCAGAAGGAAGACTTTCATTTGATACTGTTGTATTTGTTAATATTCTAAAATCTAAATAGTCACCGGCAGCGCAAGTAATCATAGCATAAGTTCTTCCCACCCAATAATTTTTAGCTGGTGTTCCTTCATAAACACCGGCAATAAGAGATGCATTTTTAGCTACACCGTAATTGAATGTCCAATCGGTATTAGGAACTATTAGTTCAATACCAGACATACACAAGTATGCTCCGGCTACTGGACATGTAAATCTACCTGTGCTGGTATTGAAACAGTTGCCTATATTTTCTTCGGCAGTATTGAATGGAATAATCTGTCCGCTGGAGACAGTATAAGTGGTAACCGTTCTCAAATAAACTCTGGCAAATGGTTGCGCCGGCTTTGTAATACGACCAGAACTATCAATACGCATACGTTCCGGAACGCCCGTAGGACTTACAGAACTGGCGCCGGCGCCAAAAGAGATACCATAATCGTTATTGCCATTAAACTGAATATATGCTTGATAATCAGCATCAACCTTGTGTTGTATTCTGGCACCGCATCCATTCCATGAACTACCCGCAACGGTTCTGGTATCGGTAAGTTCTAAAAAGTTAGAATTTCCTCCCGAAGAAGCCGAAGCTGTATAAAATCTTTGCAGCAAAACTTGACTATTTGCTGTTGTTCCTTGAGCACCAGAATTTATGTCTATCCTATAGTTCGAAGATGTTGTGTTAATACCAACGTTACCAGTAACATTCAATGATCCAGCAAACGTTCCACTCGTATTCTGTAAAGCTGTATTTGCTCTACCATATGCAGCATTAGCAGTATTGAACACCAAGCCAGCCGTCTGATCTGCCGGGTTTGCTTCAACCCATTGACTGGAGTTGCCGTCGTTATAATAGACGAACAAACGACCGTAATCCTGACTCCACCACAACTGACCAACTACAGGAGAACCAGGCTGTGTAGATGACACAGTGATTGTCTGTGTGAATGTTGATGTTGACTTCCATACAGTATTGGCAGAATCCCATACCCAGCGATTGCCAGATGTGGTGTCTGTATAAAGTTCTCCGTCAGTAGGTGAGTTAGGAAACTGTAGTGTCATTATTGTCCTTTAGGATACTTAGCTTTTACTGCTAAACAAGCATCAATATAGGTCTGGATTTGTGCCTGATCACCCTTGACCACACCATCAAGATAATCGTTGAACGACGGATACTCTGGTGCCCTTAGTCTCTGATATTCTTTTGAATCATAATCGGCCTGTAGACGAGCAATCTCTGCCTGAATTTCCGATTCAGTTGGTTTTGGTTGAGTTTCGTCTTGCCATATCAAGGCTTCGTCAAAGTTGTCTTTTCCATGATGATATGTCCAAATAGCACCAGGTCTTAGTGATTGAATGGCATCAACTATATTAATCATGCTGCTATCTCTATTAGTGTAATTTCATTGTGACTGTTCAACCCAACATTGCTGCCGGCGTCATTTGTCTGAATTGCACCAGAGGTGTTTGGTTGATATATTTGTAAAGTATATGATCTTGAAGAAGTTGTTGCTGGTGAATCCAAATAATGAGTAAACATTCTTTGTGGATTATTTAATACACCTAAAGACTCCAGTTGGCCTTCAATAACAGTTCCACTTCTGTCTATTCTATGACCCATTCTATTAGATCCGCTTCTGCCTGTCCATGAGAGCAGAACCAAAATTTTGCTTGTTGAACTTGTTGGTGTAATAGATGCTGTTAATCCTGTAGTAGTCCAACCAGAGTTTGTAGTTGATGTGCCGGAGTCAAAGGCAGTAACAACCTGTAGAATAGAACCAGTTTGTTGTAATATTGGGTTACCAGAACTGTTTAGTATCTTAATACCGGATGCCAACTTAACATGACCACCTGCTTCAAGTCTTAATTTTTCAATACCATCAATACCGAGAATTAGGTGTTTTGCAGATGTATTCGTTCCTACATAAGTTTGTCCTGAGGCAAAATTACTATCAATTCTAACTCCTCTGTTAGCATCATCATTATCTGCCACAAGAAAATTTGCTCCACCTGATCCACCTACATGTAGTTTTGCTTGTGGTGATATATTGCCAATACCAACACGTCCAGTAGAACCGACAACTCTTGCTAATTCAGATGAATTGACCTTTACAATAACGTCACGATTAGCACCATTAGCGTTAAGTGAAAGATCGGCGCCAGATGATGATTGAACGGTAGATAATGCTGTTAATGTACCACCGGATGTAACATCACCTGTAGCAGTTAATGATCCTGCAAATGTGCCTGATGTATTCTGTAGCGCAGAGTTAGCCTTATTGAAAGCAGGAGCAACCGCAATAACCGCAGCAGCGTTCGCATAACCAGCTACGGTAGAACTATCAAAAGAACCAACCGCAGGAACGTTTTCGACCCACTGTCTGGAATCGCCATCGTCATATAGTATGAATGTTCTACCAGTATTGGTGTTGTACCACATAGCACCAGGAG